ATGAACGTCATTGCATCCAGATTCCCCGCTGTCCGGAAGCCGCTCACCGAGATCGATCTCTGCGGCTGGGTCGGTCAGGCAGCACCCGGCGACATCCTCGAATATCACCGTGGTTTCCTCGCGCTCGACACCATGCCGCAGGGCACGCGGCTTGCCGAGCGGGAGCGGGCGGAACTCGCCCGCGTCGCGCGCCGCGCCTGGTGGGCGGCTGAGCGCGGATTGATCCATCTCGTGCAGCGTCGCCACCGGTCGGACGATTACAGCTATCTCGCCATCGCCCGCCCGAAGCCGAAACAGGCCTCGGTATCGCTGTCCACCCTCCTGCTGGCGGAGGTGGCGTGATGGCATCTGATCGCAACAACCGCCCCAGCCTCGACGACATCCGCACCATGCCGGTCGGCGAGATCGCCAAGCTTCCGGCGGAGCATCTGGCGCTGCTCCAGGAGGACGCCGACGCTGCCCTGGATGCCGCCAAGCGGCTCAAGGAGTGGCTCGAAGGCGCGATCGCGCGTCGCTATGCCGACGCGGCAGCGATGGTGCGCCGGGCCGAAGGCAAGGACACCGGCCTCGTTCGTTTCGAGGACGGCGCCGTCGTGGTGGCTGCCGATCTCCCGAAGAAGGTCGACTGGGACCAATCGCTGCTCGCCGCACTCGTCGAGCGGATCCGTGCGGGCGGGGAGAACCCGGCCGACTACGTCGACATCGGCTTCAAGGTCCCCGAGCGCAAATACACCGCCTGGCCCACCGCGATCCGCGAGGCCTTCGCCGCCGCCCGCACGGTGCGGACCGCCAAACCCACCTTCCGTCTCACCATCAAGTCCGAGGATGCCCGATGACCAGCTCTGCTGCCCTGACCGAGATCCGCAAGCGCCACTACGCGCTCGAAGCGCTGCCCGACACCATCGTCATCCCGGTGCTCGGCGAGATCCGCCGCGAACAGGTCGTCAAGCCGATCGAGGACGCCACGCTCGACGATATCGCCTTCGCCTTGCTGGGTGTCGAAGCCGAGTTCAGCGCCGTCGGCGACCGCCTGCACGCCTTGCGCAAACTCTATGGTCTCGCCCGGCAGGCCGGCGCGCACGGGAGTGAGTGCGCGCTCGATGTCGCGTCGCGCAACACGGGAGGCCGCTGATGGCGCTGCGCATCGTCAGCGCCGACGAACGGCTGTCCGCGGCCGGCGCCAAGACCACCATGGCGATCTTCGGTCCGAGCGGCGTCGGCAAGACGTCCTTGCTGAAATCGCTGCCGCCGGCCGAGACGCTCTGCATCGACCTCGAGGCGGGCATGAAGTCGGTCCAGGACTGGCCCGGCGACAGCATTCCGGTGCGCACCTTCGCCGACGCCCTCGACATCGGCTGTCTCGTCGGCGGGGTCAATCCATCGGCCGATCCAAACGGCTTCTTCTCCGAGGCGCATTACCAGCATCTGAGCCAGACCTACCCCGATCTCGTTCAGATGATTGCGGGCAAGCGCATCATCTTCGTCGACAGCATCACCGACCTCACGCGCCAAGCCATGGCCTGGGCGAAGACCCGCCCCGAGGCCTTCTCCGACAAAACCGGCAAACCGGACACCCGCGGCGCCTATGGGCTGCTAGCCCGCGAGGTCATCGGCCTGCTCAAGCATCTGCAGCACGCGCAGGCCAAGACCGTGATCTTCGTCGGCATTCTCGAACGCGTCACCGACGAGTTCAACCGTACGACCTGGCAGCCGCAGATGGAAGGCGGCAAGGCCGGCCGCGAGCTCCCTGGCATCGTCGATCAGGTCATCACCATGAGCCTGTTCGCGCGCGACGGGGACGGCTGGCGGCATGAGCCCGAGCGCGGCGAAGAACGCCGCCTCGTCTGCCGCGCCGGCAATCCCTTCGGCCTGCCGGCGAAGGATCGCAGCGGTCGTCTCGATGTCACCGAGCCGCCCGACCTCGGCGCGCTGCTCTCCAAGATCAACGCAACCCGGAAAGGATGACGAGCCATGAGCTTCGACATGAACGACGCCGAGCCGCAGAAGAGCGGCGAACTGATCCCCGACGGCACCTTCGCCAAGGTCACCATGACCATCCGGCCGGGCGGGACCGACGGCCAGAGCGAGATCGACCGGGGGCTGCTCAAGGCCTCGAACGCGCCCGGCAGCGACGTGCTGATGGTGGATGCCGAGTTCACCGTCGCCGAGGGCCCTCACGTCCGGCGCAAGTTCTGGCAGATGTTCACCGTCTCCGGCGGCAAGGTCGACGAGCAGGGTGTCTCGATAGGCTGGAAGATCTCCAAGGGGAGCTTCCGCGCGATGATCGACAGCGCGCTCGGGCTCGATCCGCAGGACATGAGCGACGCGGCGAAGTCGAAGTGGATCCTGCGCGGTCTGGCCGACCTCAGCGGCATCACCTTTGTCGCCAAGATCAAGGTCGAGCCCAGCGACGACCCGCGCTACGCCGACAGCAACAAGCTCGACCGCGTGGTTCTGCCGAGCGAGCCGGAATGGCGGAAGGTGATGGACGGCGAGGTCCTGGCGCCGAGCCCCAGCACCCGCGCGCGGCCGAAGGCTGCGTCATCCGCATCGACCACAGCCCCGGCCTGGGGGCAGCCCGCCGCATCGCCGCCCGCGAACGCTGCGCCGGCCTGGAGCCGCCCGGCGCAGCCGGGCACTGCCACGGCAACAGCCCCGGCAGCCGCACCCGCAGCGACGCCCGCGCAGAGTGGCCCGGCCTGGCTCAACACTTGACCGTCATGACGGCCGATGAGTGGCAGGCGCACGTCACGCGCGAGGCAGCGAAGGCGATGGGACAATGGCTCGAAGGACGCGGAAGGCTTCACCAGCCCATCGCCGCTCTCACTCTCCCCGAACTGGAAGCCATGGCGGCGAACGCGATCGCGCGGTTCATCGTCCTGGCCTCGCACCGGATCAAGGATCAGCCGGACGACGCCGAGGACCTGACCCGGCTCTTGCTCGGGTAGCCGTCTGCGCCGTCTGCGGACGCGAGGCGCGGGGCTTCGGCTGCGTCCACCAGCTGCGCTGGGACCGCTTTCCCTACCACCGCTTCTGCTCGATGCGCTGCCTCGATGTCGGCGCGGCGCTCGCCAACAGGAACAACGGGATGATCGACAAGACCGACATGGAGACCCGAGCGATCAAGGAGGCGCGCCGGTTTCTCGCCGAGACGCTCACCGAGCTCGACCTGATGGCGCCGTTCTACAACCGGAAGCCGGAAGAGATCGACCGCATCATCGAGGCCTGCGTCGACGGGTTTCAGGAATCGATGCAGCGCCAGGCAGCCGCCCGCGACCCGCTCGACGATCCGATCCCCTTTTGAGGTGGCGCATGGGAATCGATCTCAACCACGGCTCCGGCTTCATCTATGGCCGCATCGGCCACGCGATCAGCGTGTCCGATCGGGTCAATGCCCTGATCGATGCGGCGCTCGTCGCACGCAATCGCCGGCAGACGCCGCGCGATTATCTCGGGGGCAGCCGGATCGGCGAGCCCTGCGCGCGCAAGCTCGTCTACGAGGTGACCCATACCCCCAAGGATGAGGGACGGGATTTCGATGGCGCGATCCTGCGCATCTTCGACGCCGGCCACCAGTTCGAGACGCTCTCCATCCGCTGGCTGCGCGGCGCGGGCTTCGACCTTCGCACCGAGCGCGCCGACGGCGGACAATTCGGGTTCGAGGCGGCGGGCGGCAAGCTGCGCGGCCACATCGACGGCGTGATCGTCGCCGGCCCCGATGTCGGCCTGCGCTGGCCCGTGCTCTGGGAGCACAAGGCGCTGAACGCCAAATCCTGGAACGACCTGGTCAAGCGTGGCTTGCGCGCCTCCAAGCCGGTCTACTTCGCGCAGGTCCAGCTCTACATGGGCTATCTGGAGCTGGAGACCGCCCTCGTCACAACGCTCAACAAGGACACCGAGGCGCTCCACCACGAGGTGGTCGGGTTCGATCCGCCCTGCGCGCAGGCGCTGTCGGACAAGGCCGTCGATATCCTGCGCGCCGCGGAAGCCGGCGAGCTCCCACCGCGGATCGCCGCAGCCCAAGACTTCTATCTCTGCCGCATGTGCGCCTATGCGGAGCGCTGCTGGGAGGGCGAGCGATGAGCTTCATCCCGTCTCCGCAGCAGGCGGCGGCAATCGCCGCGATCGAGGACTGGTTTCGGCGCCGCACGCGCGATCAGCAGGTGTTCCGCCTGTTCGGTTACGCAGGAACGGGCAAGACGACCATCACCCGGCATGCGATCGGCGAGCTCGGTCTCGAACCGATGGATCGCACGGGCGGCTCGGGCGGCGTGCTCTATGCCGCCTTCACCGGCAAGGCGGCCCTGGTGATGACCCGGAAGGGAACGCCAGCCTCGACGATCCACAGCCTGATCTACAAGGTCTCCGAGGCGACGCCCGAGGAGATCGAGCGTGTCACCCGCGAACTGGGATCGCTTCGCGGCGGCCTGCGCGCAATGGGACCGGCCGAGCGTTCCTTCGCGGAGACCCAGATCCGCCGCCTCGAGCTCCGGCTCGCCGACATCCATCAGCCCCGTTTCATTCTGAACGAGCAGTCGCTGGTCCGCGACGCCGACCTGATCGTCCTCGACGAGGTCTCCATGGTCGGCGCCGAAATGGCGAGCGACCTGCTCGCCTTCGGCAAGCCGATCCTGGTGCTCGGCGATCCCGGCCAGTTGCCGCCGATCAAGGGCGACGGCGCCTTCACCGACGCCAATCCCGACGTGATGCTCACCGATATCCATCGCCAGGCCGAGACCAGCGCCATCATCCGTCTCGCCACGCTCGCGCGGCAGAGCCTACCGATCCCCTACGGTGAGCACGACGACTTCGTCTGGAAGATGCGGCGTGCCGACATCGGCCCGCATCAATTCCTCAAGGGCGGCCAAGTGATCTGCGGCCGCAATGCAACGCGGCTCTTTCTGAACACCGCGATGAAACAGGCGGCCGGCTTTCCCGACGCTTACCCGCGAGGGCGCGGTGAGAAGATCATCTGCCTCAAGAACCGGCACGATCTCGGTCTCGTCAACGGCATGTTCCTCGACCTTTCGGACATCCGCGACGAAAGCCCTCTCGCGTTCAGTGCCTCGGTGCGGACGGAGGACGGAGCGAGCGTTCCCGGCCGCCAGTGGTTCTACAAGGGGCATTTCGACGACCACGTCGCCTACGACGCCGAGCGCCTGCGCCGCGATTGGCGTGACATGCGGGGGCTTGTCGAGAGCGTCTGGGGCTACGCCATCACCTGCCACAAGGCCCAAGGGTCGCAGTGGGAGAACGTGATCGTCTACGACGACGGTCTCGGGCGGACCGCCGAGGACCGCGCCCGCTGGCTCTACACCGCCATCACGCGCGCGGAGCAAGGGCTGGTGATCCTTGATTGATTTCAACGACATCGCACCCGCCAGAACGCCCGCGGTCCATTACGATCTCGACGCCATCGTGGCTGGCCTGCGTGACAGGACCGGCGCCTGGGTGCCGCAGCACTTTCCGAACGGCCGTCGCAACGGCGACGAATGGCGCCTCGCCAACATCAATGGCGCTGCGCCGCGAAAGAACGGTTCCTGCGTGATCACGCTCAGAGGCGAGCACGCCGGCGACTGGATCGACTTCGACGGCGGCAAGGGCGGCGGACCGCTCAGCACGCTGGAACAGGCGACCGGCCTCAAGGGCCGCGACCTCTTCGCCTATGCCGCCGATCTGGTCGGATGGTCCGCCGCGCCGCCAGCGCGTCGCGAACCGTCGGCGGCTTCCACGAAGCCGGAGAAAGACTTTGCCCGAGAAATCGAGATCATCCTCTCGCGGGCCATCCCGATCATCGGGACACCGGGCGAGGCCTATCTGCGCGCGCGAGGGCTCACGGTTCCGCCACCGTCCGACCTCCTGTTCCATCCGGATCTCGCGCATTGGGATACGAGGACCGGGTTCCCGGCCATCGTCGGGCTGGTTCGCGATCGCGCCGGCAGCGTGGTTGCCCTGCACCGCATCTACCTGCGGCCGGATGGGGCGGCGAAAGCCGAGGTCGAAAAACCGAAGAAGATGCTGGGCCGCGTCGGCGGTGGCGCCGTGCGGCTGGCTTCGATCGGCGACGGCGCTGTCCTTGGTCTCAGCGAAGGCATTGAGACGGCGCTCGCCGTGATGACGGCCTGCCCGGGCATGGCGGTATGGGCGACGCTCTCGGCCACCAACCTCGAACAGGTTGTCCTGCCGCCGGAGGCCCGGCGTGTCGTTTTGCTGGCCGACCACGATGCGTCGGGCGCGGGCCTTCGTGCAGCCGAAGCGGCGGCGCGGCGTCTCCTCGCCGAAGGCCGCAGTGTCGCCATCGCCCTGCCGCGGGCGGAAGGCGATGACTTCAACGACGTCCTGTTGCGCGACGGCGCGGATGCGGTCCGTCAGATCATCTCCGCGGCCGAGCCGTGTGCAGTGGCGGATGGCACGGATGCGCAGGATGGCGCTCGAAACCGCCCGATCGGCTTCGTCGAGCCCCAGGGGCGCTTGCCGCAACTGCGCGCCGATGAGGGCGATCTCGCCCGCGCCCATGCTCGCAGCTGGGGTTTGCTGCTCGCCTCGAACAACACGCCATGGCTCTTTCGCAGCGGCGGCATGCCGACATGGGCCGTGCATGACGATGACGGCCTGCCCATGGCCCGGCCGGTGACGGAAGAGCGCCTGCGGCACATGCTCGCCAAGCTCGCCGATTGGCGGCGTCTGGCGCGCAACGGCGATCTCGTCCCCGCGCATCCGCCGACGCCGCTCATCAAGTCGCTGCTGGCGACACCCGATCCCGGCCTGCCGGTCCTGGCGGGGATCGTCACCACGCCGGTCTTCGGCCGCAATGGCGCCCTCCTGACCGAGCCCGGCTACCACCCCGATGCGCGGCTGCTCTACCAGCCGGCCCCGGGCTTTGCCGTGCCGCAGGTTCCGGAGCGCCCGTCGCCGGCGGAGATCGCGACCGCGCGCAGTCTCATCATCGACGACATGCTCGGCGAGTTCCCCTTCACCGGCCATGCGGAGCGGGCGCATGCCGTTGCCCTGATGCTGCTCGGCTTTCTTCGCGCCATGATCGACGCACCGACGCCGCTTCATCTGATCGAGAAGCCGACACCCGGCACCGGCGCGACCCTGATGGTCGACGCGATCGCGACCGTGCTGACCGGCGTCAGCGCCTCCGTGATGACCGAGGGCCGCGACGATGAAGAGTGGCGCAAGCGGCTGACCGCCAAGCTGCGCCAGATTCCCTCGATCGTGCTCATCGACAATCTGCGTCACCCGCTCGACTCCTCGGCGCTTGCGGCAGCGCTCACCGCGCCCTTCTGGGAGGACCGCATTCTCGGGGCGTCCGAGATGACGCGATTGCCGATCCGCTGCGTCTGGATCGCGACCGGCAACAATCCCGAATTCTCCAACGAGATGGCGCGCCGCATCGTGCGCATCCGCCTCGACGCCCGTGTTGATCAACCCTGGCGGCGCGAGGGGTTCCGCCACCCCGATCTCATGAGCTGGGTCCGCGCCAACCGGCCGCGCCTCGTCACGGCCTGCCTCACGCTGTGCCGGGCCTGGCTGGCCGCCGGCAGGCCACGGGGCGCGCGCATGATCGGGAGCTACGAGAGCTGGTCGCGCATCATGGGCGGGGTCCTCGAGGTCGCCGGGATCGAAGGATTTCTCGCCAACCTCGACGAGATGCTCGCTGCCGCCGATGGCGAGGGCGCGATCTGGCGCAGTTTCATTGGCGCCTGGTGGGACCGCTTCGGGACCGCGGAGGTCGGCACCGGCGATCTCTATGAGGTGGCGTTGGCCTGCGAGCCGCCGCTGCCGCTCGGCGCCGGGGGCGACCGGTCACAGCGCACACGGCTCGGCAAGGCGCTCGCCCGCATGCGCGACCGGGTCTTCGAGATCGACGGCCGCAAGATGCGCGTGCGCACGCTGGGCGTCTCCCATCAGGCCAAGCGCTGGCAGCTCACGATCGAAGGGGAACGTGGGGAACGTTTTCCGCAAGGTGTCGCGGCATCGGGCGGGGAACGTTGCGCCGAAAAGGGGAACGTCGAAAACCAACGTTCCCCGGCACAACCCATTGAAACAAAAGGCTCCGGGGGACGTGGGGAACATGGGGAACGTTTTTCGACACTAACGCATGTGCGCGGCTGCGCCCACGCGATGGAGGATGGGGAAAAACGTTCCCCACCTTCGTCACCTTCCCAAAGCGCTTGTTCGTCAACGGCTTGCACCGGGGAACATGCGGGGGAACGTCCCTCATCACGTTCCCCGAACGGCGCCGCGCCGGACTGGCTCAAGGAGGTGCTCTGATGGGCATGCTCCGTCAACTCGGCCGTCTCCAGGCGGCAGCGACCGGTCCGCCGCGATGAGTCTTCGATCCGAAAGCCGACCCTTGCCCGCGCGCCTTGGAGAGAACCATGATTTCGACCATCGAAACCGGCCCCGCCGCAGCAGGGGCCATCGCATTCCGTCCGCATCCGGCTCATGCGCATCGCGCCATTCTCAGCCTCGATCTCGGCACCACGACCGGCTGGGCCCTGCGCAGCCATGACGACCTGATCACAAGCGGCACGGTCTCTTTCCGGCCGAGCCGCTATGACGGTGGCGGCATGCGCTACCTGCGCTTCCGGAGCTGGCTGGACCAGATCGCTGCCGACGCCGGCGGTCTCGCGGCGATCTATTTCGAGGAGGTTCGTCGGCATGTCGGCACCGACGCGGCTCATCTCTATGGCGGTTTTCTGGCGACGCTGACCGCCTGGTGCGAGAGCCACGCGATCGCCTATCAGGGCGTTCCCGTCGGCACGATCAAGCGGCACGTCGCCGCCAAGGGCAACGCCGACAAGGCCGCCGTCATGGCCGCCGTTCGCGCCCGCGGCTTCTCACCCGCGGACGATAATGAAGCCGACGCCATCGCCATCCTGCTCTGGGCCATCGAGACCGATGGAGGCGTGCGATGAGCGGGGAGACGATGCTCAGGCATGCCGCGTCGGTCGTCGCCGAGCGCCGCAAGATCTACGGCGAGCCGGCCGCCGCGATGGCCGTGGTCGCCAGACGCTGGTCGATCACGCTCGGCCGGCCCATCACGCCGGCGGAGGTCGTGCTCTGCCTCATCGATCTGAAGCTGGCGCGGCTCGGGCACGATCCGAAGCATCAGGATTCGATCCTCGACATCGCCGGCTATGCAGCGGTGCTGCAGGAGGTCGGACGATGAGGTGGCTGCCGAAAGGATATGGCGGCGAACGCCGGTCGGCCGAAGAGGTCAAGCGGGAGGGCTGGCGCGAGCAGGGCCTCCTCGTCGTCAGCCCCACCGATCCGCGCCTCACCTGGCCCGAGCGAGAACTCGTTCGCCAGCTCGGCGAGAAGCTCTATGGCGGACGGCGCCAGCCGACGGAGCATTGGCATGGCTGAATGGACTTGCGAACAGGTCGAGGAGCGGCTGATCGAAGCTGCCGATGTCATGAAGCGCCTGCCCGAGGTTCGGGTGCAAGGCTACTTCTCGGTATGGCCGAAGATCGTGCATGAGTTCGCTGATCTCGTCGGTCAGGAGCCGCCGCGCATGAAACGTCCGCCACCATTGCCGGACGCGATCAGCCGGATGGAGGCGACGCTGCCCTGGCTCAGATGGCTGGAGCCGGACGATGCCCGGCTTGTCTGGGCGCGCGCCGAGGGCACCCCGTGGAAGCCGATCTGCTGGCGCTTCGGGATCTCCCGCGCCACGGCGTGCCGCCGCTGGGAGTACGGCCTCAGCGTCATCACCTGGAAGCTGAATGGACAGCAAGTGCCGGCGAAGCGTTCGCGCGCTTTCCTCGTCGACCGCGTTCGGTCGTCAAGTTCATTTTGATGCGTGAGACAATTTTCGCTGAGACATTTCCCGGCGAGACACACATCGTCGATTTGGGCTAGTTCTCCGTTATGCTCAGGCGAGCCGCGTGCGGGGATGATCACCGACCGGCGAGATGCACGGTTCCTCCCTGGCCGAAATCGTATGCTGGCGGCAATGGCGCGATGCTTGCCCAGTGACGGCGCCGAAATAGGCCATTTCGTTTCGCCAGCATCCTCGCGCTCGTGAATCCAAACACTTAGGCGTCTGCGTGCCTCGGCGATGGCGAAGCCGCCGGTCGGGGGCGTTTCGTTTCGAGCGCATTGACGAAGCGGGACCCGTTTCGCCGACACAGCACAACGGCGGGCTTTCGCGACCGCCGGATCAGATCCTTCACCCATCGCACCGGACCGACCATGGACGTCGTCGAAACGCCGATCGACAAGCTTGTGCCCTATGCGCGCAACCCGCGCCGCAACGAGGAGGCTGTCGCCACGGTCGCCGCCTCGCTGGCCGAGTTCGGCTGGCGACAGCCGATCGTCGTCGACGAGGACATGGTGATCGTCGTCGGCCACACCCGGTACGAGGCGGCCAAGCGCCTCGGCATGACGAGCGTGCCGGTGCATGTCGCGCAGGGCCTGACGCCGGCGCAGCTGCGTGCCTACCGGCTGATGGACAACCGCTCGCATCAGAATGCGAGCTGGGACGACGAGCTGCTCAAGCTCGAACTGGCCGATCTGAAGCTCGACGAGTTCGACCTGGCGCTGACCGGTTTCGAGGACGACGAACTGGCCCGTCTCCTGGCCGAGGCGCCCGTCGAGGGGCTGGTGGACGAAGACGGTGTTCCTGAGCCGCCCGCCACGCCCGTCACCCGCCGCGGCGATCTCTGGATCCTTGGGGAGCACCGCTTGCTCTGCGGAGATTCGACCTCGGCCGAGGATGTCATCCGACTGATGAACGGCGAACGCGCCGCGCTGTTTGCGACCGATCCGCCCTATCTCGTCGACTATGACGGCACCAACCATCCGACGAAGAAGAACGCGTCCGCCCGCGCCAAGAAGATCGCGAACAAGGACTGGTCCGACGACTACATCGAACAGAAGCACTGGGACGATTCATCCCAAGGGCCGCAGTTCTATGAAGCGTTCATGCGGGTCGCCATCGACTGCGCCATCAAGGAGGGCGCGGCCTGGTATTGCTGGCATGCCTCGCGGCGCCAGGCGATGCTGGAAGCCTGCTGGTCCAAATTCGATGTTCTGCATCACCAGCAGATCATCTGGGCCAAGAGCCGTCCGGTGCTCACGCGCTCGATCATGCTGTGGGCGCACGAGCCCTGCCTGTTCGGCTGGCGCTCGGGCAACAAGCCGCGCGTCAACCGCGAAGGCTTCGAGAACTGGCCGACGACGGTGTGGTCCATCCCGTCGAGCGAGATCGAGACGCGCGAGCACCCGACCTCGAAACCGGTCCGCGTGTTCACGCTGCCGATGGAGCTGCACACCGTGCCGGGGGAAATCTGCTACGAGCCGTTCTCGGGCTCGGGCTCGCAACTCATCGCAGGCGAGCGGACGGGGAGACGCGTCTTCGGACTTGAGCTCTCCGAGACTTTTTGTGACGTGATCGTCAACCGCTGGCAGGCCTTCACCGGGAAATCGGCAAGGCTGGAGGGCGAGAATCGCAGCTTCGACGAGGTGAAGACCGAGCGCGTCGGCGCTCGTGACAGCGATCAGGACGCCGCATGATGCAGTCGCGCCGAATGTCCCTGATCGAGGCGTTGAGCAATGTCGCGATCGGTTACGGCGTGGCCGTGCTGACCCAGATCGCGGTCTTCCCGCTGTTCGGTCTGCAGGTGTCCCTGAGCGACAATCTGTTGATCTGAGCTGCTGCCGGTTTTGTGGACACCGAGATTGGGTGTTTCATGAAGCCGGAGGTGTGCGATGGGACGACGCAGGTTCGGACGGGAATTCAAGATCGAGTCGGTTCGGCTGATCAGGGAG